CAGATTATAAATTTGATGCTAAAATAGAAATATTAGATGGCTCTCATGCAGATTCAACAGAAGTATGGGAACTCGAAGGATGTTTCATACAAAATGTTGATTACAGTGACTCAGATTATAGTGCTAATGACCATGTAACTGTTACCATGACTTTACGTTTTGATAATGCTCAACATACAGTTGGCGAAGGAGACAACCAAAGTCATGAACTAGAACCGAGTGATCCATTTACAGTTGCAGATCATTCTACAAATCTTAATGCACCGACAAGAGTTCAATAGATTGGTATTTACGATTAGTTTAGGAAATTATTAAAAATGATTGGGGGAATTTCCCCCAATTATTTTAATTCATAGAAGGTTATCACATGGCATATTTAAGAGACGTTTATAATGCGAAGCATTTAACAATCGGTCTTTTTCCACCTCGATTAAGATTTAACGGCTTTGTAGAATTTCGTGTGAATCCAGACATTAATATACCAGGACTAACTAAACCTAATTTAGCAGGTTTTACCCAAACTTTTTCTTTACCTAAAATTCAATTTAAAAATGAAGTAAGAAATCAATACAATATTAAACGTGTTGCAACAACTGGTGTAGACCTTACTCCTGTCTCTGTAACAATGTATGATACAGTAACTAATGATTGGTATGAACTATTAATGACTTATTATTCATATATGTTTATGAATCCTAGATCAACAAGTAAAACAGATAGTATTGCAAATACAAGAGCAATTCCAAATAGTTCAGACACCTGGACTAGGGCTTCAAAATATGGAACTGAATCATTTCCTAGTAATTCTTCAGGACTTGATGTTAATGATAGAATTAATCTTTTTGATGCTATAAGAATGGTAGTAGTAAACGGGCAACAAGGCAGAGAAATAACATTACATAGGCCTCACATTAATCAAATGAACTTCGGTGAGATTGATTATGCTTCTAACGATGTAAATACGTTTGAACTTGAAATAGAATATGAAAACTTTGTAATTGGAAATGTAATAGAAAATGTATTAGAAGATATAGATTTACAAAAATTTAACATTTCTGGTAAGGGCGTCGATACTGGTGATTGGGCGGCAAATAAACCGATGGGCATTGCTTCAAAACAAGACCCATTTAAAACAATCGTTGGCAAGCCGATGGTAGCCGATGGCTTAATAGATGCTGACAGAAGGTCACAACCGCAAGTTCAACCTCCGAAAGAAAAGAAACCACAATCTGAAAAGAAAGGCCCACGGGATAAGGTAGGCCGCGAAATTCCTAGTTAAATGACTACTTCACTTTACGATACTTTTGGAAACGATGTCTCATATGAAATTAGAGGCGGCATACTTTCTGCATACTTAAAAGACTCAACAGTAGAATTTCCATTACCAGAAGCGGCATCAGAACTATTATCAGATTTATCAGATCCGCCACAAACATTTAATTCTACAATATTAGCAATGGTAACAAGCAAATTAGAAAAAATTGGCTTTAAAAAGGCTAATGCAAATGCATTAGCACCTGTGTTACTTACAGTAGCAAAACAATTAAATGTTGATCCTTTAGACTTTTTTAGTAATACAGAAGCAAGCCTAGATTTAACAACAGATGCTTATGATGCTATAAACAATAGACGGCCTGCAGGCAGTATAGTTAGTCTTGCTTTACCAACATTAAACTCTAAGAGCAAAATATCCGCTCTTATCAAACCCTAATAATAATAAATACTTAATATGAGCAAGTTCGCACAGGGCAGTTATACGGTTGTCAACAAACAAAAGTATGCTGGAACAAAAGATCCTTTCTTTAGAAGTAGTTGGGAGTTAGCATTTATGCGAATGTGTGATCAACACCCTAACATAACTAAATGGGCAAGTGAGAATGTAAAAATACCTTATCAAAGGCCTGACACAGGTAAGTATGCAAATTACATTCCTGACTTTATGATTCAATACATAGATAAAAATGGCTCACATCACGTAGAACTAGTTGAAATAAAACCACGCAACCAAACAACAATGGAAAGTGCTAGAACACAAGGCCAAGCATTTCAAACAGCCATAAACGCCGCTAAATGGACAGCGGCACAAGAATGGTGCAAACGTAAAGGCATACGTTTTAAAGTTATTAACGAAGACCAAATATTCCAAAACAATAAACCTCGAAAGCCAAAAAGAATATCTAAACGTAAATAAATACTGATATGAAGTTATTAGTAGGTGGAGATAGTTTTGCAGAATTTCCTAAACAATCTTATAATTATGTTGAGAAACGTGAGTTTATAGATTGGCCATCATCTGGTAAAGGATCAGGATTTAGGCAATATCTTAATTATAAACACTGGTGTCAACAACTTGACAATAATGCTGTATCAGTAGGCATAGGTGGTGCTGACATTAGTATTACCACATTTGTAACTATACAACAGTTGATGACTAACGAATATTCTCATTGCATATTTTTTGTTACAGAGTTTTACAGAGATATAATAGAAATCAATAAAAAGCAATCAATAAACTCGGCACACTTTGCACAAAATACAGACTTTGATACATTATATAAAAATACAGAATACATAAAAAATATAATGTGGTCAAGCCAAGCAGACGATCTAGCAGATGCTACTGATGAAAAAGTCTATAAAAAGATAAGAAGTAGTATTTGGTATGATACTGATGAGATAATAGGAAAGCATAAACCAGGCGTAATGCAATATTTAAGGTATCATGCTGATTTCAAATATATACATGATCGTTTATCCAATTTAATGTTTTTAAAAAAATGCTGTGATGATCATAATATAAATTTGTGCCTTGTTTTGCCATTTTGGCCATTACCATCTGCACAAGGTGTGATAGATTATATACCTGGAGACTCAACTACAGTTCATTTTCATTATAAATTTAAAGACGAATCATCAGAATTTTTTAAATGGGCACGATCACATCACTCAGAAGAAGAACATAAGGATATTGCACACCGCTTCAGGAGAGAATACAAATACTGGTTAAATAAATAGTGTTATGACTAAGAAATTAGAAGAAGAATTTAACTTACCACCTATAGATGAAGCCATAAAGTCAGAAACTCCAGTCATAGAAGAAACAAAAAATGAAATAGTTAAAGTTGCTGACGCACTTTCAGTAAGTGAAAAGATAAACATGGCCTTTAGGGAAGTAAAAGGCCTAGAAGAGCATGAATCAGAACTTAACGACATAGCAAGTAAGGCTATAGAAAGTTATGAATCACTTATGGATTTAGGCATGAATGTAAGTGATATGGCCGCAGGTAAAGTGTTTGCAGAAGCAAGTAATATGTTAAAAATTGCATTAGAAGCCAGTGATTCTAAAACTAAAGCAAAGTTACAACAAATTGATTTAATGATTAAAAAAGCAAGACTAGATAAGCAAACAGGCGAAGGCACTGGCCATGATTCGGAAGGGCAGAAATTATTTGATCGTAACGAACTTCTTAAAATAATTAATAAAAATGATAAATAAGTATGTTAAAGGAGTCAATCAATGAAACTTAGAGAATATATAGCAGAATCATTTAATAAAGAATACGGATACCGTATTAAGTTAGCATGTGACTGTTCACAAGAGCAGATAGATGTTATAGAGCAATGTTTAGCAAAATATAACCTTGTTAGTATGTCATCAATCAACAGAAAACCAATAGAAGAGAATCCAATAGAATTTCTTAAAGCAAAAGGTGTAAAACTTGTTACAGAAGTGTCTAGCACAGACATCGTTCTTAAGTATCCTGTGAATGAAAGAATTTTAGAAGTATGGTTAGCAGTAAACTTAGGCCTAGGACACGAACAAGTAATTGTTTATGGTGTTAACGATCCAAGGAGACTTGAATCTGAAATGGCAGAAGAAAGAGCGGAAAATGATGTAGATAGACAAGTTTCAGAAGAAGACGCAGAACTTAACAACGAAGACCAAGCACATTACGAAAGCGAAAACGCAGATCTAGACTTTAGTCCTGAAATGCATTACGGTGAAGAATATAATGCTAAATTTTTAGCAGAACTTGGCAAACTTAAAGCAGAAAAAGGTGCAGATTATTTCCGAAACTATCCAAGTAAGGACGAGTTAATGGGTGATAGCCTAAGACCTGTATGGGATAACATAGTAAATGTTCCAAATATGGGTAAAGGTGCTGAACAACATAAGGAAGTAGATAGGATTGCACAATCAGGGAGCAGAAGCCGATGAAAGATATAGATTTACAAGGAATACTTGAATTTGATGCGGCTCCAGCAGAAGTTCAACCTGATGCGGCTCCAGCAGAAGTTCAACCTGATGGAATTGACAGAACACAATTAGCCAAAGTCAAATCTTTAGGCAGAGGCGTTGATTCTTCATTAGGCGACATTAATATTGCTCTAGTAGATAAAGCAATCAATATCGTATTGGGCGGAAAGCAAGCATTACCAGCCAGCCTAGGAAGACATTTAAAACCATTACTAGCACAATTAAAGAACGTTATAAATGCAGGAATGACTCAACGGTTTTTCCAACTAGATAAGCAAGCAATAGCATCACAAGAAAGCATTGAAGAAGGCGAATGCACTTGTGACTGCGGACAACCTATTTGTGGATCATGTGGTAAATCACATGCAACTGAATCAGTTGATGTAGAAGATATACTAGAAGGAATCGATGACATTTTCTTAAGTGAAAATGAAATTAGTGTTGGTATTTTAAACCAATTTTTAGGTCCTAAAGACGGTAATCTTGTAAGACAAGCACTAGCACATATGGAAAAAGGCGAAGGTGTTCCACCAAACATGGTAAAATCACTTTTAAAATATGTAGACGTTGTAACCCAATTTTTAGCCCAAGGTGCACAAGGACTTTCGAGACTTAGATCAACTTCTAAATCATTCTTAGGAAAAAATGATCCAACTAATCCTAACCGAGACGAGCCAGAACTAGACGCAGAACCAGAACTAGGCGCAGAACCAGAACCAGAATCAGAACTAGAACCAGATGCAGACGATGATAGAAATGTTGTTGATTTTCGTAAGAAAGATGATGATGAAGATGAAGAAGAAGCCAGCGGTGATAGCAAAAAAAGATTAGCCGCAAGTAAATACGAAGAGATTGAAAGGATCAAAAAACTTGCAGGATTATCAGAAGCAATGAGCGATGCTTACGGATCAGTAGCAGAAAAAGATTCAAGCGAAAAAGTGTCATACGAAAAAGTTCATCAAGACGGCGATAACAATTTAACAATACAAGCATCAGCAAACAGCATGGACGCATTACACGATATGCTTAAACTAGCAGGTGTTGATATTGAAACAAACAATGCAGAAGAGCCTGAAAAGCCAGAAGATAGCGAAAATGGCGAAGAACCAGAACCAGAAGTAGTAGTAGTTGGTGAACCAGAACCAGAATCAGATGCAGATGTAGAACCAAATGATGTTAAAGGTATCTTAATTAACAAATTAAAAGACCAATTAGCAACCAAACTTAACTCTTAAACATAAATACTTTTCATGATAGATCATTTATATATAAATGGCTGTAGTTACGCAACCGGTTGGGGTAAAGGCCATGAACTGTCTATTACTAGAGAAAAAGGAATGAAAAGTTGGGTCGATCATTTCGCAAATAAGGTAAGTGCATCAGACGTATGGAATCATTCATTAATAGGCAAACCAATAGGAATGTCAACTATAGATACTCTTGGATTTTGTGAAGAGTATTACAAGAGATATCAAACATTTAAAGATCTTTTTATAGTTATAGAATATACTGGACCAAAATACAAATTATACCCCGAAATTAAAGTTTCCTCAGGCGATTATAAAGGAGAATGGATTTATCCAGTATCATTTATGAGCGGAAAAAATGTAACTGATTTTGGCCCAGTAGGATCTGCTGGTGTAATGTGGAACACGTTGTGGGTCAGAAAAAATAAATCATATCTTAAACCACAAGAACCTGAATTTTTATTTGTTGACCGGAAGAATATAAGACCAGAAGACATTGCAAAACATAATTCAGGTTTAGAACATTGGTTAATGTCGACAGCAGTAGATCTAACACCTGCTGTAACTCAGTCATACTTAGAAATACAACAAACACAAAAGTATCTTAACAATAGAAATATTAGATACGTGATGTATTGGATTGGCGGAGTTAGCCCATCGCGAGAAGATTATGCTATAGGAGAAAAGTTTTATGATCAAAAATACCGGAAGTTGTATAAAAATAACAGATTTATACCTATGTCAACATTTACAGGAACAAAAGCAACTATTAAATTATCCGAAAAACCTTTCGCTGGACACCCTGATGCAACTGGTCACAAACGCATTGCAGATTACTTATATAATTGGGTTACCAAATATAATTTACATAAAACTCCAGAAATTATTCAAGTAACTAACTAAATATTAGTATGGCTAAAGGAACAGTAGAGAGCAGTCTTACCAAACCAGGGTTTAAAAAACTACCCTATACCCCTGAACAATTAAAGGATTTTGAAACATGTTGCAATGAATCACTTGGTCCTAGCCACTTCATGAAAGAGCATATGAAAATACAACACCCTACAAGGGGTGGTATTATGTTCGAACCATATGATTATCAAACAGAACTAGTAGAAAAATACGCAAAATATCGTTATTCAATAAACATGTTAGGAAGACAGATGGGTAAAACTACTGTTGCGGCAGGTTATTTGTTATGGTATGCAATGTTTAAACCAGACAGCACAATACTAGTTGCGGCTCACAAACAAGCAGGTGCTAATGAAATTATGCAACGTATTAGATATGCATACGAAAGTTGCCCTAACCATATAAGAGCAGGAGTAACAGAATACAATAAAACGTCTATGACATTTGATAATAGTAGCAGAATTATAAGTGCAACAACTACTGAAAACACCGGTAGAGGTATGTCACTTTCGTTAATATACTTAGATGAGTTTGCATTTGTTCCACCTAGAATTGCAAAAGAGTTTTGGACTTCACTATCTCCTACATTAGCAACAGGCGGTAAATGTATTATTACATCAACACCTAATAGTGATGATGATACATTTGCTATAATTTGGCAACAAGCAAATAAAACATTTGATGAACATGGCAACGAACAAGATGTGGGTGTAAATGGATTTAAACCTATGATGGCAACTTGGGACCAACATCCAGATAGAGATGCCGCTTGGGCAACAGAAGAACGAGGCAGAATCGGCGAAGAAAGATTTAGACGTGAACATGAATGTGAATTTATTATATATGACGAAACACTTATTGACTCATTAAAGTTATTAGAAATGAAAGGTATTGAACCTATACTTAAAATGGGGCAGACACGATGGTATAAACAACCAGACCCGGACTCTATATTTGTAGTATCATTAGATCCAAGCACAGGAACAGGGGGAGATAATGCGGCCATACAAGTAATTGAACTTTCAACTATGACACAAGTTGCTGAATGGTGCCATAATAAAACTCCAATTGAAGGCCAAATGAAAGCAATGCTAGATATTTTAATGTATCTAAAAGAATGTAAATGTGATCAACTATATTGGTCTGTGGAAAATAATAGTATTGGTGAAGCGGCTTTAGTTGTTATAAGGGACACTGGAGAAGAAACATTTCCAGGTGACTTCTTACACGAACCTAAAAAAATACAAGGTAAGAAAGGGCGTAAAGGATTTCATACTACACATAAGAGTAAAGTAGAAGGTTGCCTATTTCTAAAACGCCTTGTAGAACAAGATAAATTAACTTTGAAAAGTAAAGCATTAATAAGTGAACTTAAAAATTTTGTAGCAAGAGCAAACAGTTTTGCGGCAAAACCTGGTGAATATGATGATTTAGTTATGTCTTTAGTTATTGCTGTAAGAATGATACAGTATATAGGAACGTTCGAAGAAGAGATATATGACTCAGTTAATGCTGGTCTAGGCCCGGAAAGTGATGATTATGACGAACTAGATCCTGATGCTCCGATGCCTGTTGGGATCATTTAGATAAATAGTTGTATGGCAACTAATAAAAAACTAGTATCAGAAAAAATTTATAGCCTTTTAAAAGGCTTCGGCTATGAAGTTAGAAGTTTTGACAAAGAAGGTAATTCAGAAATTAATCCTCAAGAGTCAACAAGATTTGTTGTTGACGAACCAAACATCTTAGTAAGATTGGATTTAAATAAAAATTCTATTATACTTAATACAAGTGAAGACTTATCTGATCATAAAGTTAGACCAATGCTAAAAGAACTTAGTAATGATTATTTACTAAATTTTGATTATAACATTTTTGGCAAAAAATTAAAAGCAAAAGGTGAGTTGCAAGACGCAGAAAAAAATTCGGAGAAAGATATGGCTGACGTAATGGAGGCAAGCCTTGGAAAACTTTCAGGCTCTGTCAAAACAAGTTATCAACCTTTAGAGAATGTAAAGATAGTAGTTAAGCACAAAAAAGCAATAGACGAAGAAATACGCGGTGCTAGAAGTAGAAATATACATAGTATCTTTATACAAAGAGGTGAAGAAAGATTTAAACTACCAGAAAATAATTTAGCAATGGCAAGAGCAGTTGCAAGACATATTCATAGAGGTGGCGAAATACACGATGAAATATCAGAAGAAATTTTTAATATGGCTAGAGACATTAATAAACTCCGAGAATTTGTTGTCTATACCAAAAGATCAAAATTAGTTAATGAAGAAAATGAATCATATGTAGCACTTGCAATCGAAAACATTAATCAAATTAGAACTACATTTAAAAAGTTAAGTGGTGTAAAAAGTTATGATAAAGCAGTAGAAAGCATTATGAACCAAGAAGCATTTAACTTAGAAGAAGACGATTCAGATATACAAGCATTGTTTACTGAAACACATTTTGATGATAAAGTTGCAAATGTAGTAGATAGTCTTAAAACATTAAATTTAAGAAAGAAAGCATTTGAGAATCATATAATGAATTCTATCAAAACAGAATCTTTTAATGATGCTATAAATTTACTTAAAGAAACTGAACTGTTAGCATTTGATACTCCAGAAGCAAAACTAGGACACCAAGTTGCACAATTAGGTTATTCAGCAAAAGACGACAGACTAGGTAACTACTTGACTGGTGTTAGTAAAAAACTTAATAAAGGCGGATCATTAAGTGCATTTGATTATAGAGCAATCAAAAGTTCACTTTTAAGTGCCAGAAATAATCCAACACAAAGCGAAAATATGTCTTATATGGAATCATATGAGAAGTATATGGACCGCTTTTCTATAAACTTTTAACTCAATAGCATAAATAAAACTGTATTTAAGTTAATTTATTTGTAAAAATAGGTTGACAAAGATACACTTAGGCATTAATATAAAACACATAGTAGTGAATTGGAAACAAACACACTACGACATGGCATAAACACAGGAGAAAAATTATGGCATCATTGGCAGAAATTAGAGCAAAGCTCGCCTCAATGGAATCGAGATCCGGTTCCAACAACTCAACTCAGAGTGACAAAGCAATTTATCCATTTTGGAATATAGACGAAGGACAAACATGCGTTCTCAGGTTCTTACCTGATGACGATCCTAACAATACATTCTTTTGGGTAGAACGACAAATGATTCGTTTAACATTTCCAGGAGTATTAGGCGGTGAACAGAAACCTGTAACCGTTCAAGTTCCTTGTATGGAAATGTGGGGCGATACATGTCCTGTATTAACTGAAGTAAGACCTTGGTTCAAGGATCCTTCATTAGAAGATATGGGCAGAAAATATTGGAAAAAAAGAAGTTATATCTTTCAAGGATTTGTTAAAGAAAATCCATTAAATGGAGATGAACTTCCTGATAATCCAATTAGACGATTTGTAATCGGACCACAAATCTTTAACATTATTAAGTCAGCATTAATGGACCCAGAAATGGAAAATTTACCGATTGAATATGTTAATGGTTGTGATTTTAGATTATCAAAGACTACCAAAGGTCAATACGCAGACTACTCAACATCTAAATGGTCACGAAACGAAAGTGCATTAGATGAAGAACAACTTGCGGCAGTTGACACAAATGGTTTATTTAACCTAGCAGATTTCCTTCCAACAAAACCAGGAGCGGACGGGGTTCAAGCAATAGCAGAAATGTTCCAAGCAAGTGTTGATGGAGAGTTATACGATCCAGCAAAATGGGGTTCGTTTTACAAACCTTATGGACTTCAAGTAGCAAGTTCACAAACGCAATCAACAGTTGCACCGGCACAGCCTGCAACAAATAGTGTGGCACCTGCAACAGAAACAGTAGTGGAAACACCTGTTCCTGTAACAGAGCCTGTTGTTGAAACACCTGCACCAGCACCTGTAACAGCAAGTGCTGATACTGGTAAAAAATCTGCAGATGATATTCTGAATATGATCAGAAACAGACAATCATCTTAAGGAGTAAATCATGCAGAGACCATTTGACTTAACCAAGTTCAGAACTGGTATCACTAAAAGCATTTCAGGTATTAGTGCTGGTTTTCATGACCCTAGGGATTGGATTAGCACTGGTAACAAAACACTAGATTACCTCATTAGTGGGTCCTTCGAAGGAGGGATACCACTAGGTAAGGTTAGTGTATTTGCAGGTGAATCAGGATCTGGTAAATCATTTATTTGCTCAGGCAATATTGTTAAAAATGCACAAGACCACGGCTGTCAAGTAGTGTTGTTCGATTCAGAGAACGCACTTGATGAAGAGTGGTTACAGGCATTAGACGTTGATACAGCACCTGAAAAACTATTAAAAATTAGTGTTTCAATGATTGATGATGTTGCTAAAGCAATATCTGAATTCATAAAAGACTATAAAGCAAACTACGGCGATTTAGAGTATGACGAAATGCCTAAGTTAGTTTTTGTTGTTGATAGTTTAGGTATGTTACTTACACCAACAGACGTTGCACAGTTCGAAAAAGGTGATATGAAAGGCGACATGGGTAGAAAACCTAAAGCACTTGCGGCTTTGGTTAGAAACACAGTTAATCGAATTGCACCTTTTCCAATAGCCTTAGTTGCTACAAATCATACTTATGCATCACAAGACATGTTTGACCCTGACGATAAAATATCAGGAGGACAAGGTTTTATATATGCAAGTAGTATTGTAGTAGCAATTAAAAAACTTAAACTCAAAGAAGATCCAGACGGGAATAAAGTATCAACTGTTCAAGGTATTAGAGCGGCATGCAAAGTTATGAAGTCTAGATATAGCAAACCTTTTGAAGGCGTTCAAGTTAAGATCCCATGGGACACTGGCATGGATCCATATAGCGGTATGCTAGAAATGCTAGAAGCAAAAGGTATAGTAGATAAAGTTGGTAACAAACTATCTTATGTATCACCTGTAACTGGTGAAGAGATTAAAGAATTCAGAAAACAGTGGACAGATGAACGACTTCAGGTAATTATAGACGAGTGGGGACAAAATCCAAAAGCACAAGATGAACTTGTTGAAGATATTGACCCGGAAGATCTAGAACCAAACCTGGAGGAAATAGTAGATGAGTCCTGAACTAGCATTACTACACGAAGTGTGGGATTCCATTAGATCGCATATTGCGGCTAAGGAACGACTTAACATTGCAGAAGTGCTTGTTAGAGTATTTGACGATAACGTTGATATTGCAGAAGCAGAAACCCAATTAATGGAGTTTGATTCAGTAATGAAAGCCGCAATAGTAACTCACTTTGACATTGGCTTAGAAGACAATGACGATGACGATGACTGGAACTAATGGCTACATGGTATAATAAAGTTGTAGATGATTTAAGTCAAATTGTTCCATCAATTGACTACTATAACGAGCAACTTAACGAAGCAAAATACGAATGTAGAATTAAAGGGAGCCTGGAAAAAGCCAGTGCTTCCCTTCCAGGCTTAACTGAGTTTCGTTTCAATCAATTACAAGAAATTGAAGCAATCCTTGAGCATCTAAATATTGAACTTCGCCGAGAACGTGCAAAAACTTTCAGAAAATACTTAGAGAACTACAACAGACAATTATCTAGCAGAGATGCAGATAAATTTGTTGACGGTGAAGAAAGTGTTATAACATTAACCCACCTTTGCAATCAATATGCCCTTATAAGAAATCAATATCTAGGCATAATGAAAGGATTAGATACAAAACAATGGCAGATAGGACACATAACACGACTCAGAACAGCGGGAATGGAAGACATAGTGATAGAGTAACATTTCGCTTTAAACTCTCACACGCAAAACAAAGAATTCGTGATAACTTTGAAGATTTTACTGAAACTCTTACGACTGATCTAAAACAGTATATCTCTAATAATCCTCAAGACAAACCATATGATAATGTGTTTGTTATTTTTGATTATACACAAGAAGGAATACTTTGGGTGGTTAACCGCGAATGGTTTCCAGCCGCCATTCATAATTTTGCAAACAAATATAATATTCCTATACAAAATATTTTATATATTGCCGGAAGTGCTACTATACAAGAGTCGTATGATAAATGGCATAGCATTTATAGACCTACAGAGGGTAAAATGAAATGCGATTTTATGAACTTTGGTTTTTTGTTATACGGAAAATATAATAAATATTTTGATATTTTAACATATACTGAATCAGCACCAACGCATATTAGATCAAAAAAGTTCAATTGTTTAAATGCTAATATGGGCTTATATCATAGAATTAAATTTATGGCCGAAATGGATAAAAATGGACTTCTATCAGATGAAAATTTAAAAAACAATCTTCAAAGTTATCATTTGTTCTTCCTACATAGCAATATTCCATATGTTTCTGAATTACAAGAAAAAACAAGACAAAAGTGTCCTATACAGTTTGATGTAAAAGGGGATTGGGAACAAGTGTATAACAAAATATTCGAGCGGTCGCACGATGTAACAGGTATAACAGATTGGAACAAAACAGGCGATTATCGTTACATTTATGAAAACTGTTACTTTACTGTAACTACAGAAAGTGGTGAATGCCCAGAATTGTGCCATCAATTTGATGATGAAGAATTGGACAACTATGTAAAACATTTTATTAAAGATATGTTTATCACCGAAAAAACCACTAGACCAATTCTTAACTTGCACCCTCAAATTTTATATTCTACAACAGGAACATTAGAGTATTTAAAAAATCAGGGATTTAAAACATTTAATAATTATTGGAATGAAGACTATGATAACGAACCACGTAGTAATAAAAAAATTCAAATGATAGTAGATGTTGTTAAAAAATTAAATAACAAATCGTTAGACGAGTTACATGAGATGTATTGGGATATGATGCCAATACTAAAACATAATCAATCACTTCTTTTAGAAAGAAACGAATTTAAACAAATTACCTTTGGAGATGATGATTAACCATTGACTTTTTATAAAAATTAATGTATAATACTATTTTAATTATGGAGAAAGAATGAATATCGAGAAGTTTTTATATAAACATATAATAAAAATTGCAATAGTAATTTCAATTCCTTTAATGTTAGCATTTTTTACTAGTAAAGCAAATGC